GGGATATGAGCGATCTAGTTTGGTTGGTACTTAAACTTTTACTTTCATGAATGAGGTGTGCGTAACATGACTGAAATAATATTGTTGATATCGGCGTTGTTCGTAGCGGACAATTATGAGTTTCTGAAGGAAGCCAAGGAACAGATGGAACAGGGAGCCGAGTGGCATTACGTGGGTCACCAGAAGATTGATCCAAATGCCAAGGCCATACCAATGCAATGCGTAGATCAATCAGGCAAGCCATGCGGCGAAAAGTTTATTCTATGGAAACTGAAGAAGAACCAGACATCACAGAATGTGATTGGTGTGGCGAAGAGACGCGCCCCCAAGTCGAGGACAATGAGCTCATCTGTCCTCGCTGCCGACGCCCGTTAAGTTAATGCTGCATCTCCTCTTCCTCGTCGAAGGGCGTCAGGGCGCGGTGAAATCCCGCGTCCGGGTCGCCGTCTTCTATACCTAGCGACTCCGATAGCAATCGCGACATGAAGTAGTTCATGCGGGAGATGCCCAGTGCTTGGGCGCTGTACTCCATCGCGATCCGGTACAAGATCCACATTTTCATGGTCGGTGGTAGACCGTCCAAGTGTTCAACGGCCGCCTTTGATGACTTTTGGTAAATCGTCTCCAGGTCATCGGGCGTCATGACGAGTACGTCTTCTTCAAGAGAGACGCATAGAACTTGCGAATCTGCTTATCCGATGGCGCTTTCCTAGCTTCATCTACCAAGAACGCGATCTGCTGACCAGCCGATCTAAAGTTTGGTTTCGCCATAGCCATGAGCTCATTGTAAGACTGTAGCGAGATGGCTACGCTTTTGTATTTCGTAATGTCAGGCACCTTATCCTCCTTATGTTAACCATTGTCGTAAATCTTCACCCATCACCGTTGTGGCGATGTCCATCTTGCTCCGCAGCGCCTTCACGATCTTCTCGTCAATCGTGCCTTCCGCAATCATATCGATATACGTGACGCTATTTTTCTGACCGATGCGATGCGCCCGGTCCTCCGACTGCATACGAACGGCTAGGTCGAAACTGTTAGCGAAATAGATGACAGTGTTCGCCGCCGTCAGTGTAATCCCGTACCCACCTGTTTGTGGGTTGCCGACAAAGAACCGGGCATTGCCGTTCTGAAACCTCTCAATGGCCTTGGTCCGTTGTTCGTCATCCGTGTCACCGTAGTACGTGACCACCTTGGTATTGCCATACGCGACGGTTAGGGCCTTCGTGATCCGCTTCATATCGTAACGGAACCGTGACCAGATGATCACCTTGCCATCGACTTCCTCGAGGCAGTTCAACAGCTCGCCAATTCGATTGTCGGGTATCTCTACAAGCTCGCCATCGTCAGGCTTCGTGTGACCGGACAGAACTTGCTGCAACCGCAACAGCTGGGTCATCACGTTGGGCGCCGACATAAACTGGTCCTCATCGATTTCTGCTAACGCAAAATCCTTGAGCTCCGTATAGATGCGCTTCTGTTCTGGTGTCAGGGCAATGTTGCGCTGCGTGTAAATCTTGTCGGGCAAGTCCAAGCACTCACTCTTCAGGATACGCGAAGAGAACGTCTTCAGGAGGTCCGACAGTTGTTCAAGGTTCCTGTAGCCGACGACACGATTGAAGCTATGACTCCCAAAAGTCTGGCGCTTCATCACCGCATATCGGTACTGAAACTGAAAAAAGTTGTCGCCGCATTCGCCCAGCAAAGTCTTGTCCAAAAAGTGACACTGTGACCATAGATCCATGGGAGACTGCGTCACAGGGAAACCCGTGAGGATACGCCTGTACTTCGCCAAGGGTGCCATCTTGAGTATGGCCTTGGTCCGTTTGGCCTTTGGATTCTTGATTGCCGTGCTCTCATCAAGCACCAGCATCGCCCGCGACATCTCAAGAACCTTGACTAGGTATTTCTGGCCTTTGACCGTGGACAGGGCTTCTACATTCATGACCAGAACGCGCAGATCATCACCTTCGTGAGGCGCCGCCATGCCCATAAGCTCTTGTTTCTCTTTCGCTTTCGGTGACGGCTTCCATGTTATTATGGTGCGGTCTATACGGTCTGGAAGGTGTGCGGGTATCTCTGTCTTCGACCAGTTACGGTACACCCCCTTTGGGGCTACCACTATCAGAGTGTCGATCTGATCTGCCTCAAACAGAGCGCCGGCGTTGTCTATTGTGACCTTGCTTTTACCTGTCCCCATCTCAAGGAATAACCCCCAGTTCACCTGGCTCCAGCTATCCTTGAGCACTGTTCTTTGATGTTCGTAGGGGGCGGTCTTGAAAGTGTAGGTCATTTTTCTCTTGCCATGAAACTAACCTCTATATAAAAGGGGGCATAGCCTTTGTAAACACCTTTGTCCAGATAAATGGCATAGGTAGAGAGAAAGAAAGAAAATGACTGTCTATCTCACACAAGAGAATCCGCGCTTCAATGTGCTTAAAGCAACGATGTACGGACAGCTCGAAAGCCTCACAACAACCGACGATCAGATTTACACAAGCGCAAGCCGCGTGGTCGCTAAGATCAAACGCGGCTTGAAAACGTTTGGGGATGACGATTGGCTGTTGCTGTTGGGCGATCCAGCGGTCATTGGCGTGTGCTTTGCCGTCGCAGCAGAACGGAACGGCGGCCGAGTGAACATTCTCAAGTGGGACAAGTTTGAGAAGGCTTATTACCCCATCAGTGTCAGGCTGAAGTCTGGCATTGCAGATCTTGAAACCTGAAGAGGAGATACTTGTGAGCGACATACTTGACACAATCGCAGCAGACGCAGAAGCGTTTGAAGACCTGACTACGGAGAAAGGTTCAGAGCTCTCTGATCTGATCCGCCAAGCGTCCGATGTTAACAAAGCGATATCGGGCGCAGAAGAGGCGGTGAAGAGCCTAAAGAAAACCCGTGATAAATATCTCTACGATTTGCTTCCAGCCAAGATGACTGAGATTGGCATGGACAAAGTAGAGGTAGACGGCAACTCCGTTTCTCTCACGACCTTTGTATCAGCCACGATGCCGAAAGACCCTTTGCAGAAGGATTTAGCGATCCAGCATCTGCGGTCAATCGGTTGCGCTGACTTTATTAAAAACAAATTGGAAGTGAGTTTTGGTTTGACCCAAGACAACGAGGCGAAGGCCCTTGAGGCTGACCTTGTTGAAGCTGGTCACGATACCAGCGCGAAGATTTGGATCGAACCGATGACACTGAAGAAGCTTGCGAAGGAACGACTGCAAGCTGGTCAGGAATTCGATACAGAACTATTCAACGCACACATTGGAACAGTAGCTAAGATTAAAGGAGCATAAACATGGCTAAGAAAAACGGTGGCGGTTTACCCGCAGAATTAATGGACGCCTTTGAGGCTGACAGTGGTAGCGGTTTTGAGGGCGTAACGACAGACGACCTTCAGATACCCTTCATACGGCTCATTCAAGCGTTGTCCCCGCAAGTGGACAAGAACGACAGTAACTTCATTTCGGGCAGTGGAGCGGGGGACATCTTTAACACGGTGACCAAGCAGCACTGGGATGGTGACGAGGGACTGATCGTCCTGCCGTCGTACTTCCAGATGAAATTGCTGGAGTTCATTCCTCGCACACAGGGCGGCGGTTTCGTGGGCGAACTGTCTCCTACCAGCGACGATGTTAAGAACGCGCATCGTGACGAGGACACAGGCATGGAGTTATTGCCTTCTGGCAATGAACTGGTTCGCACGGCCCAATACTACGTGAAGGTTGTTCATGAGGATGGAAACCTTGAGAGTGCGATCCTCGATATGAAGAAGTCGCAACTGAAGAAGTCACGTGCTTGGCTGACGTTGATGCAGATGCAGAAGCACAACGGCAAAGCGTTGCCTATGTTCGCGAACACATATCGGCTAACCAGTGTATCAGAGAAAAACGATAAGGGTAACTGGTACAACTGGAGTATCACCAAGGAAGGCAGTGTGCCCTCCATCGAAGCGTACAATGAAGCGAAAGAGATGCATCAGTCTGTCAAGGACGGTGAGCTATCTATCGCAGCCCCTCAAAACTTAGAACAGATTTCTAATCAGGAATCTGACTCTGACGTTCCGTTCTAGGGAAGGATGACCCCTAAACGGTCCTGTACCGTTTAGGGGTCTATTTTCGGATGACGGAAGCACAGAGATATTTTGACCTTTTTCAAGGGTTCAAGGGAGCGCATGGTCAGACAGAGGTTCTGAACCATCAGCGCCACGGCAAGCAGAAGGCTAAGAGCTTCATTGTCCGTGAACCGTTGACCCTAGAATTAGTTCAAGGCCACATTGATGGCCAGCAAGGAATCGGTAGCATACCTATCGATGAGGATAACAGTTGCAGCTTCGGTGCCTTGGACATCGATGACTACAATCTTGATCTCGTCGCACTGTGTAAGAAGTCTGCCAAGTTGAAGCTTCCTTTGATCCTGTGCCGTTCAAAGTCGGGCGGCGCCCATTTATACATTTTCCTATCTGAAAAGGTGCCAGCGGTAGAGCTCAAGGACAAGTTAGCTGAGTTCGCATCCGCGTTAGGTTTTGGCACATGCGAGATATTTCCCAAACAAGAAGAGGTCATCGTGGAGCGCGGTGACGTAGGGAACTTTATTAATTTACCTTACTTCCAAGCTGAGTTCGCGACACGGTTCGCGTATGACAGAAGCGGCAAGGAACTGACGTTGGTTGAGTTTCTTGATCTGGCAGAGAAGAGCAAGATTACGCTCAAGCAGTTGCGAGAGTTTGAACTGACATCCAAGTCGGATGTTCTACCTAACGGTCCACCGTGCCTACAGCAGTTGACAGAGCACGGGATTCCAGAGGGTGGCCGTAACAATACGATGATCAACATCGGCGTGTACTACAAACTATCGTCGCCGGAGAATTGGAAAGAGCTTCTTGAGAAGCATAACCAGAACTACTGCAATCCATCACTGCCAGCTAAAGAGATCGTGACGATACAGGAGCAGTTGGAGAAGAAAGAATACTTCTACACGTGCAAGCAGGAACCGATACAGAGCCATTGCAATAAGGCGCTGTGCAGATCCAGACAGTTTGGTGTCGGTGGCAGTCAGTCCTTTCCAACAATTGGCGGGTTAACCGTCGTTCTGTCGGAGCCCCCAGTTTGGTTCGTGGACGTTGATGGGGCGCGGCTGGAACTTACGACCAAGCAACTACAGATGCAGATGGACTTTCAACGGGCTTGCATGGAGCAGATGTACCAGATGCCAGCGCGGATGAAGGACCCTGATTGGCGCGACATGATCGACAATCTACTGACCACGGCAACGCACATACAGGTGCCAGAGGAGCTAACGACCAAGGGTCAATTTAACGAGTTCCTAGAGACGTTCTGCACCTCCCGCATACGTGCGACTTCGGAAGAGGAGCTCCTGACGGGCAAGCCATGGACGGCGGACGGTTACACATATTTCAAGCTAGGTGCGTTACAGGAGTTCTTGAAGCGCAAGGGTTTCACCAACTACTCACGTGGACAGATCACGGAGCGGTTGAAGGAACTGAACAATGGCGCGGAGTCGGATAAGCAGTATCGGCTGAAGGACAACAAGGGCAAGTGGAGAACGGTCAGGGTCTGGTTTGTGCCAGAGATGGAAGAACTAGACGTTGATTTGAAGAAGCCGAGCTTCTCTGAAGAGGTGCCGTTTTGAAGCTCCAGCCTATGCCTATAACGTTGCGAGAGGCCAACCACTTTGTGGAACAATTCCACAGACACAGCAAGAGAACGAGTAGAGACGGTGGTAAGTTTGCGATAGGCGCCACTACGGGGGACCGCATGGTCGGCATCGCGATTGTCGGCAGACCCGTGGCTCGATTACTGGACGATGGATACACCGCAGAGGTTACACGTTGCTGCGTCTTGGACGATGCGCCGAAAGGAGCGTGTTCTTTTCTGTATGGCCGTTGCTGGAGAATCTGGCAGCAGATGGGCGGCAAGCGCATGGTCACGTACACGTTACAGAAAGAGAGCGGGTCTAGTCTGAAGGGCGCTGGGTGGAAAATTGTGGGGGAGACACAGAAAGGCGGTTGGGACCGCAAAGGCCGGGAGCGGGATTGGCAACCTATCTACGGGCAGCTCAAGTTCAGGTGGGAAGCGCAATGAAAGTTCAGAAGACATACCTAGGTCCACCAGGCACGGGCAAGACGCAAAACAACTCCAACCTCATACAGGAGTACATACGTCAGGGCATTGAACCGGAACGCATTGCTGGTGTGTCCTTTACACGTAAGGCGGCACGGGAAAGCTGCGAACGAGTGTGCAAAGATAGCGGGATCACAGATGACCGCTTGCCACACTTTAGGACGCTGCACTCCATTGCCTTCCGTGAGGGTGGCTACAAAACCTCGGACGTTATCGGCGGCGCGGACTTTGCAAAGATCGGGGCGGCCATTGGACTGTCCTTCGGCAAGAACTATTCGGATAGTATGGAGTCGGACTTCGATACGTTGGGCGTGAGCCAAGGAGATTTCTACATGAGCCTGTACCACCTAGCGCGTAGTAAGGAGATACCGTGGGAGGAGATGTTCAGAAGGGCCGAGAACTACAATCTGCACTTCGCTGAGATGAAGCGCCTTGTGGACACATACGAAGACTACAAGCTTGAGTACAACAAGATCGACTTCACGGACATGATTGAGGAGTTCGTGGAGCGTGGTTATTCGTTGGACGTTGACGCCTTGGTTGTCGATGAGGCGCAGGATCTGTCCACGCTACAGTGGAAGATGGTGGATGTATTGCGGGAAACTCCTGACATACAAATCTTCAGTGGCGATGACGATCAGGCGATCATGGGCTTTCAAGGTGCGGACGTTGAGGCGTTCCTTAGTGCGACAGAAGACCGCGAGGTTCTGCACAAGTCTTACAGGTTGCCAGAGAGTGTATGGCATGTGGCACAGAGTGTGGTGTCACGCATTCGTGACAGGGCCCCCAAAGATTGGAGTCCTCGAGATGAGGATGGGACCGTACAGCAGCATCAGAGCTTGTGGGACGTTCCATTGGACTCGGGCGATTGGTGCATTCTAGCGCGGACTAATCGCATTGCGACACAGTACGCCGATGCGTTGAGAGACGAGGGCTGGGTCTACAGCCGTAACGGACGGCCAAGTATTCCACCAAAGATTTATGACGCGATCATGTCTTGGGAAGATTTGACCAAGGGCAAGAACATAACCTCACAAGAGATTCGGAACGTCTACACTCACATGAAAGCGGACGTTGGCTATAAGAAGGGCTTTGGTCCGAGGTCCAAGGCGCTGCTATCTGTCGATGACGAGACGATGATCAACATGGACTACGCAAGGGACCATCTAGGGTTGCTGCAAGTGGGGGATATTCGTTGGCATCAGGCTCTGGACAAGATCACACGGGACATGGAGCACTATCTCTTGAACGCGCTACGGCGCGGTGACAACGTCAAGAATCCCCGCATTAAGGTTAGCACGATACACTCCATGAAGGGCG